TGCTTCTGACGTGAGATCGCCCGCACGTAAATTCTCGAGGATAGAGAGCACCGCCGCGATTTGCGCGCCGTTGAGCGGTGCGAGTTCGGGCGATACATCAGGGAAGGATTCGACACCTGCGATAGTGGCCACGTCCGTCGATTCTCCGCCCGTCGCGGAAGCCGTGACGCTCGCCGCCTGCGCCTCTGCCGCGCTGACGCCCACCGCGTCGCCTGCTGCGGCTGCGGCTGCTGGCGTGCTCGGAAGCGAGTTGGTCGTGAGCCGAATCGCGGTCTCGGGAACGCCGTATTTTTCGGCGAGCTGTTTGACGTAGGCCGCCTCGATCGCGATCTGCTCCAGCCGCGTGAAGGCGTCGGTGCCTTCTTCGGCTGCGATTTCTTGCAAGGACTTCGCGCCTTGCCGATTCTCATTCATGTTCGCCGCCGACTCGCGGCCCACGTCGATCGAGAGCTTCGCGGGGAAACGCCATTCGCCCGAGGTCGCGCGACGCAATGCGTGCACCATCGTCTCGCCCGCAAGGAGCGGAGGCGGCGAGATTTCTCCGCGCGCAATGGCGTCGAGAATCACGGCGTCCTTGATCGGATCGAGGACCTTGTCGGTCAGCACACCTTGGTGGCGCGTGAACACGCGGTCGGCTGCGGCAAATTCTGCCCGAACGCTTGGTCCTTTGTAGTCCTGTGTCCCGAAAAGAACGCCCTCGGGCACGCCCACGCCCAGAGCAATCTCGTGCATCAGATGCTGCACGAAGCCGGTGAACGCCTGCGACGGACGCGACGGCATTACCTCGACGCGGTCGCTGTTCTGAAAATAGCGAATCATGCCGACCTCGGTGAGCTCGTTCTTTTGCTGCTGCCCATTCGGGAGCGAGAGCGCGGGATTCGGCTGGAACAGGTTGCGCGGATTCGCAACACCTCGGTCGTTGAAGATCAGCGCGGCCTGCTGCGACGAGAAACGCACGCCAGCCTTCTCGGCTTGCAGGATGTCGTGGAGCATCCGCGCCGTCTGAATCGCGGCGTGAAAATCAGTCACGCCCCGATACTGGTCCACCCGAAACGGGTCCATGTAATGGCAAAACTGATTCGCGGGAATGTCTTCCGCGCCGAAATAAACGCCATTGCGATCAACGCGATAAATCCGATATGCGACCGGCTGGCCGAAGTCATTCGTCACGATTCCCTGAAAGTAGTTGTTCGACGCGACCGCCGTGTCATTCGGATTGCCGATGCGCGTCGCTGGCACGAGTTGAATCTTGAGCCCTTCGCCGCTGCGACGGATGACGAAGCCGCAGTCACCGTCCACCGGCCTTTCCTCGGCGGCGAGCTGCACGAGCTTCTTGAAGCTGTGCCGGTTCGTCACGTCGCACGTCTTACACCACGCGTGAAAATACTCGCTGATTGTCTGGTTGTAATCGCGATCGCCGGTCGTCGGGGAATACTCGTTTGGCGTTAAATACGTCCCGAACTTGCGCGAGATTTCACGAGCCTCTGGGAAATTGGCCGTCAAGTCCTGTGCTTCAAACATCATGACCACGCGGTCGCGCTGATTCTGCGACGACTCCGCTGGCTGCGCGTATTGTTTCGGAGCGTAGAGCCGATTCGTCCGCGCCGCGTTGTATTCGAAAAGTGACTTTGCGACGCGAGCCTCCAGCCGCTTGAGCGCCCATGTCGGCGCGATGTTTTCGAGCGCGCGGTCGAGCCACGGTTTCTGAGCGATCAGTTTTGACGCGTCGAAAATGTCGTTGTCCATAATGTCAGTTTCCAGTGAAGCTCACGAATGTCGTATCCGTGGACGTGCCCGCCGCGTTCGTCAATGCGTCCTGCAGGTTGCCGAGCATATTGTTGAGCGCGTTGAGGTCCGCGCGGCTCACGCTTTTCCCGTTCAACGAATAGCTCTGGTTCAGGAGCACCGCCTGAATCGCGTCAATCGTCTTGGTCTTGAGCGCCGTGAGGGTGGCGCTGTCCAGTCCGAGAAATGGGTTGTCGAGCATACCACTGCCCGAAACGTCAAACTAGGCTCTTCAGGTCCTACTAAATCCCTACTTCTTCGAAGCCTTTATTTCAGCTTCCATCTTACGAAACTCCTGCCTTTCAACCTGCCTTTGAACCTCTTTCTCATCCTCTAGCTTCCACGCCTTCTTTGAAGCCTTCTCGATTTTATCAGCTAGTTTCCGAAGCTCATCTGCCCATGCGTGCGATCCGTCATCACTTCTAGGTTCGAATCCATCTTTTGCCTGCTCCATAATTGCATGCGAAAATTCAAACGCATAAAAATCAATCCCGTTCACATCCGATAGCGATATGGTTATGGGTGACCCTAGGTCTACTTTTGAACAAATAGTTTCATGCCAAAGAAGGTCCTTTGCATCTAAACCCATGATGGCGTCGGCAATAACATTTCCCAAATAAGCTCGTGTGTTCTTTTGCATAAATTGGTTTAGCCTATTCCTTCACCGGCGTGTAGCGCACGACGTTCGCGATCGTCGCCATGCAGAGCATCATCGCTGAGGTGTCAAGCCCGTGATTCGGCGCGTTGCTTTTCACCTCGCGCCACTCCCAGACGCCGGTGCGGATTTCCACCTTTGACTCGCCGCGCAGGTGTTCCAAATAGAGCGGATTGACGTCGGCGGGAAGTAGCCACTTTAGATCGCCCTCGGCCTCCAGCGCGTTCGCGAGCAAGTCTTTGAAATAGTCGCCGCTCCAGTCGTAGTAGAACACGTCCCCGCCGCGGTAGTCGCTCGTGCGCGGCTCGCTGAACGGGAAGTTGATGAGCTTGTCACTCGCGTCGTCCCGCATCGTCCACGTCTTGCGCGCGTGCCCACGCATCCCGCGCCAACCGAAGTCCGCGCAGTCGCGGTCCACGTCGGCGGGCCGGTAGCCGCGATCTTGAGCCACGCACGCGTCCTGAACCTTGTAACGGAATTGCATCTGTCGGAGCTGGTCCCGCGTCTCGATGCGCCCGAAGTAAAGCTGCTTGTATGTCGGCCCAGTCGCCGAGGAGAACGCGCCGATTTCAACCCACCAGTGATCTTGCTGGCGGTCGATTGACATGAAGCGGATGACCTCGCCGTCGATGCCTTCGCCGTTGCTGAACTGGGCGACGGTGTAATCGGACTTGGTCACGAAGAGGTTGACGACCTTCTTTTCGACGATCCACGGCCGCGCTTCGCGCTTCGTCCGAAACTCGATCTTCATTTTGTCATCGCCCTGCCGCACGAAGTGATTGTCCGCCTCACAGAACTCTTCGACGAGTAACCGCATCGGGCGGCTGACAAGCGCCTCCACGCGGAAGCTCTGAATTTCCGAAGGCGCGGTCGGGTTCAGAGGCACGAAGCGACCGGCGCGCTTCCACCCGTTGCGCGTCGTGTCGGTGTCGGGCGACTCGTGGCCGCAGTGCGGGCACCGGAAGCGGCACGAGGCCACCGCGCGCGGCACGTCCCACGTCTCGTCATCGCGCTTTGCCGCCGCATCCCAGACCACTCCGCCCCGCAGTCCGGTGTCCTCGTTCTTGTCGAGCGCGAAGGCGATCGGGTGCACCTTGTGACACGCCGGACATTCGGTGCTCCATTCCTGCTGGTTGCCCTGCCGAAACGACGTGTCCTCGACGTTGCCGGTCTCGACGTCCATGATCGGCGCTTGGCTCGTGTTGTAAATCTTCGAGCGCCCGACCTCCTCGAAGCGACTGACGCGGGCGATGGCGTGGCCGTAAACCTCCTGCCACTTCGGAAGCCAGATTTCATCGTTGATCTTGTATCGGATGGACTGCGACTGCTGGCTTGAGAGATTGGCCGGGTTGAGCAGGAAGAAGAATCCGCCGAAATAAATCTCGGTCGTCGTCCGGTGCGGCCCGACGCGAGGGAGCATCGCCGCGACGGGCTTGCACGATTCGAAGATCGGGTTCAGCCGAGACTTCGCGTGCCGGTCGATCATCTCGTCGGTCTGCATGGTCCACGAGATCGGTCCCGCGTCGTTGCAGATGAGCCACGGCACCCAGATGTCAGCGACGAGCGTGCCGCCGATCTGCACCGCCTTGCGGAAATGCACGCGGCGCACGAGCGGGTTTTGCAGCGCGTCGAAGATCGGGATGAGCCACGGCGAGATTTTGACGTTGAACGGTCCGCTGGTCGCGTAGGACTCGGGCAAAATGATGTGCCGCCGGGCCCACTCGTAAATCGGCGAGATGTCGGGCTGCGGGAGGCGCAGGGTGGCGCAAAGGAGGTTAGAGGCGGTCACGCTTCCGACCCTCGCGACCTATCCAGCGCCTCGCCCTCAAACGTCGCAATATTCGCGTTAATCACCTCGCGAATCTCGCCGAGGATGACGCCGCCCTCGACGTTCAGTTCCGCAGCGTTCATGCCCACGCCGCGCGGCCCAAGCTCCACCTCCAGCTTAAGGCGCAGGAGCAGGTTGAGCTTCTGGCCGAGCGTGACGAGCATCGCTTCGACAACTTCGCGGTCGATCACGTCACCGGCTTCGCGTTCGTTCTTCGACCTGGCGAGTCGGATCTGCTCGCGCATGAGTTCGGCTTTGAGCTCGGCGAGATTCTTCGTCGCCACGTCCTTGCCGATCACGTTCTCGGCGCAGAACTGCTGCCACGCGGCGAGGTTCTCGCGGCGCCCGTCCTCGTGCTTTTTCGGTGCGTCGGGAAATCGGTTTCGCGCGTCGTAGATCGCTTGGCGGGACAAGCCGAGTTCCTTCGCAAGCGTTGTTGTGTCTTTCACCCAGCCCCCTGAGTTTTCCGCCTGAAACTCCTCCAGTGCGTTACGCTCCTGCGCGCTCAGCGTTCTGCCGGCGCGCAGTTTTTTTAGGATGTTACCTGCATTCGCGCGACGAATCTTTGCTGGGTCAATTACTTGCTCGGCCTGCTGCGTCTGCGGTACGTTTTCTTTTTCACTCAACGTCAGGTTTCCTTAGTTCCTCGCCAACGATGCACGGAACGGCGTTTTTCCATTTCACCGAATGATGAAGTCTGCGGTGCACGGGCCCCATGTCTTTAATCTTCACGCACGATGGAGCGTACATTACAGAATAGAAACTTTTTACGTAGGTGCCGGAATCCAAGTAAAGGTCGGACATTCCGCCCGCGTTACTTTGAGTCTGTTTCTGCACTATCGATACGTTTGGAATAGTGAACAGCAGCACTCCGCGGCGTCCTCCGCACGTATACAAATTTACGTCCTCGTTTATCCTTCCGAAAAACTGAAATGGATTCTCTGCGTCGCAGATAAAAGTATTCATTGCTTTGCGATGCAGCCTCAGCTTTTTTGCAAAACTTCCAGTGTCTCCTCCAATGTAGTCACCACCTTGGGCCATCGCTACACTCGAGCACTTTGACGCCTTCAGAAAGCCGATCATCGCATCGAAAATCTTGTCGATACTCAGGATGTTTTTTGGCCGATAAACGCCCTGTGCATCGAAACGATATTGCAGACACTGATAGTCGTCATCGAGTTCAATAAAGTAGCGCGCCCCGATCTTGCTAGCTATCTCGAAACACGCATTGCGAGCGTAGATGATTGCCCTGCGGTCATGGAAATTGTCGCCCTCGTCAAACGTGTCTGAGATCGCTTTCTTGTCGAAGACATAAATCTCGGTTCCTTGAAACTCCTTCTCGTATTCAGCGCGCGTCTTGTCCTCGTTGTCGAGCACGATCACGACGCGCCCCGTGTAACCCGCCCTGCGCAAAGTCCTGAATGTGTGAACGCGATCCGGCCTCCCGTGAGTCAGAATGAACGCAACAAAGTTTTTTTCATTCATCGCCATCGTCGTGATCCCCAGCAAACGCCTCTTTGATCTCGTCCGTCATCACGACGAATCCATTCTCGATCGCCTTGTCGAAGTCAATTATGACGAGCGCGCTTTGCTCCATGAGTCTTTGAACCTGCGGCTCGGAGTGCGCATAGAACTCAGCCACGTTCTCGAAGTTAAAAACCGTATGCCGATGGGCTGCGGCAATCAAAAAGTCTTTCGTGGCTTGCTCAACCGAGTACGATTGAATTTTCTCGACGATGCCCTTGGTCTTCGCTTCGTCGTAAAGCTCCGCAACGCTCGGCTTGACTCCCTTCGGGATGTATTTCGGTGCTTCCACCTTGCGCGTGTAGGTTGCGTCGTCTTCGCCAAGGTCGCTTGAGTCCACTCCGATCTTCCCAGCCTCCACGCCAGCTAAAATCAGTTCTTCGATTTCGGTCTTTAGCATCTCTTCGTCCCATCCTCCGCCCTTCTCCGAAAGTTTGTTGTCGGCGATGATGTATGCGCGCATCTGCGTCTCGCTCAAATGGTCTAGTCGAACGCACGGAGCATCGGCCAATCCCAGCTTTCGAGCAGCAAGGATTCGTCCGTGTCCAGCGCAGATGACTGGAGGGTTCCCGCGGATCGCCACAGGCGCGTTAAATCCAAACTCTTTAATCGAGCCAGCGATTAACGCAACCTGCGCGTCGTCATGCTTCTTTGCATTTCGCGCATATGGAATCAGAGCTTCGATTTTGACGTATTCGACCTGTAGTTTCATTTGTAAAGGTTCTCGAAAAAACGGAATGGGATTTTTTGCTCTAGGTCACTTAACC